TATCCAACTGACCGGCGAAGGTGGCGGGGCCATCCAATTCGAGCGCATCGTCCGTTCCATCGTGGAGCCCGGTGGCGTCGCTTGAGTTCAAGACTGCCAAGGTATTCAAGCCGCTTCTGACTCAAGCGCGTTACCTCGGCGCATGGGGTGGCCGGGGTTCCGGCAAGTCCCATTTCTTCGCTGAGAGGCTGATTGAGGACGCCTTGTGCGAACCCGGCGAGACGGGCGAAGGACTCCGGGCAGTCTGCATCCGGGAAGTCCAGAAGGATTTGGCGCAGTCGTCCAAGCTGCTGATCGAGTCGAAGCTGTCCGCCTACGGGATCGGAGAAGCGCACGGGTTCAAAGTGTTCCGCGATGTCATCCAAACGCCCGGAGACGGGCTGATGATCTTCAAGGGGATGCAGGACTACACGGCGGACTCGATCAAGTCGCTTGAGGGCTTTAAGCGGGCGTGGTGGGAAGAAGCGCAGACAGCAACGCAGCACAGTCTGAACATGCTTCGCCCGACATTGCGGGCAACAGGCTCGCAACTGTGGTTCTCATGGAACGCACGCCGGAAGACTGATCCGGTTGACATCATGTTGCGGGGCGCTGAGATACCAACGGGCGCGATTGTCGTTAATGCCAATTGGCGAGACAACCCGTGGTTCACGCCGGAACTTGAGCAGGAACGACTCGACTGCCTTCGGATGCAGCCGGATCAGTATGACCACATTTGGGAAGGCGGGTACGTCTCCGTGATGGCTGGCGCGTACTTTGCCAGGTCTCTAGCGCAGGCAAAGGAAGAGGGCAGGATCGGGCGGGTTGCTGCTGATCCCCTCATGACGATTCGGCTGTTCTGCGACATCGGCGGGACAGGCGCCAAGGCAGATGCGTTCGCGATGTGGGCCTGTCAGTTCATCGGCAAAGAGATTCGCGTCCTCGACTATTACGAAGCTATTGGGCAACCGCTTGCAACGCACATCAACTGGATGCGAAGCAAGGGTTACACGCCCGACAAGGCGCAGGTTTGGCTCCCTCACGACGGCGTTACTCAAGACAAAGTCCACGACGTGTCTTATGAGTCCGCATTGAGAGACGCGGGCTACTCGGTGACGGTGATTCCGAATCAGGGCAAAGGCGCGGCAGGGTTCCGCATCGAGGCGGTTCGTCGGTTGTTCCCTCAAATGTGGATCAACGCTGAGACGACGCAGGGTGGGATCGACGCACTCGGCTGGTATCACGAAAAGCGTGATGAGGCGAGAAACATCGGCCTCGGGCCTGAACACGACTGGGCTAGTCACGGAGCGGATGCGTTCGGCCTCATGGCGATTGCATACGAAGCCCCGGCGAATCGTCCGGTGAAGATTGAATACAAAAGGCGGCTCACATCGTGAAGATGGACGAAACACAACTACTCGCTTTCCTGGAAGCAGAGCAGTCCGCCAGCTATCACTATGTGAGCGGGCAACTGTCGCGGGATCGGCAACGCTCGCTTCGGGACTACAACCGGCTACCCTACGGCAACGAAGAGGATGGCCGCAGTTCCGCCATTGCCTCCGATGTGTTCGACATCGTCGAGGGGATGCTGCCTGACTTGTTGGAAGTGTTTGTTTCCACTGACAAGGCGGTTGTCTTCGAGGCTCAAGGCCCGGAAGACGAGGAGTCGGCAAAGCAGATCACGGACGCTTGCAACTACGTCTTCTACAAGAGCAATAACGGCTTTCTGATCCTGTACGCGGCGATCAAGTCGGCGCTGCTTCTCAAGACGGGTGCGATCGAATGGTGGTGGGACAAGTCCCGCACGGTGGACTTCACCACCTATGTGACCGACGAGATGCAATTGGCGATGTTCGTTCAGGGCAATCCTGATGCGGTCATTGTCGAGACGGAAGAACTCCCGCCCGATCCGCAGGCGCAGCCGGAAATTATGGGCTTGATGCCGAAGCGGCTCAAGGTCAAGGTCAAGACGGTCAAGCCTCGCAATCAGGTCAAGCTCGCAGCGATCCCGGCTGACGAGTTGCACGTTTCAGCCCGTCACGCTTCGATCCTGTTGGATGACGCGCCTTATGTAGCTCATGTGTGCGAGCGCACGCTGTCCGACATCCTTCAGCTTGGCTACAAAGTCACCATCGAAGATGTCAAGGCGGCGCAGGACGAGTCAACCACTCAAGACAGGGAACTCCGGCAGGAACTGCGGGGCGGACGTTGGGGCTGGTGGGACGACGAGAACGCCAACGACGATTCGATGGCGTATGGCTGGCTGCGGAAGGAATATGTCCTGGTCGATTTTGACGGGGACGGCATCGCAGAACGCCGGAAGATTGTGCGTCTCGGGGACAAGATTCTTGAGAACGTCGAGGTTTCGCACGTTCCCCTGGCTGCGTGGTCGCCTTACCTGAATCTCCACCAGTTCGTCGGGCTCTGTCCTGCTGATCTGATCAGCGATGTTCAGCGAATCAGCACCGACATCCTCCGGCAGCAGATCGACAACCTTGCTCTTGCGAACAACCAAGAGACGATCGTACTGACGGACTCGCAAGGCAATCCAAAGGCCGATCTCGATGACCTGCTGAACCGTCGTGTCGGCGGCATCCTGCGTGAACATGTGCAAGGCGCAATCCGTCCGATGCAGGAGCGGTGGCAGGGCATCGAAGCCATGCCATTCATCGAGCAGTTGGCGAACATGCGCGAGGCTCGCACGGGCTATTCCCGGTTCTCTCCGGGGCTCGATGGCGAAGGACTTGGCAAGACTGCAACCGAAGTCACCAAAGTCAAGAATGAGCAGCAGAAGCGCCAGAAGCTCATGGGGCGTATCTGTGCCGAAGCATTGGTTGCTCCGATGTTCCGGGGCATCTTCAAGACGCTGTCCGACTACTGTATGGACAAACTCACGTTCCGCATCAACGGGAAGCCGGTTCAGTTCGATCCGCAGGAATGGCGCGATCAGTACGATTTGACGATCAATGTCGGCATCGGCAACGGTGACGACATGCAGCAATCAATGATGTTGCAGCAGATCGCCGGGGCACAAATGGCGATCATGCAAACGCCGATGGCCGGAAGGCTGGTGACTGAGGCGAACATTTACGAGGCGCAGGCTGCTATCGCTGAGAAGGCCGGTTTCAAGAATGCCGGACGGTTCTGGTCTGATCCGAAGAACCTGCCACCTCCGCAGCCTCCGCAGGTTCCGCCTGATCCGATGATCATCAAGACGCAGATGGAACTGCAAGCAGACGCGCAGAAGTTCCAAGCCGAGACGCAACTGAGATTGCAAGAGATTCAGATGCAGGCATCGGCCAAGCTGCAAGAGGTTCAGGCGAATCTCGAACTGCAAGCATCGAACGATCAGCGCGACTCAGAGCGGGCCACGATGCAGGCGAACCTGAACGCGCAACTGGCCGCAGCCGAGCAGGAGAACAAGCGGTTGTTGGCTGATCTCGACGCGAGCGTGGCGAAGTACAAGGCCGATCTCGACGCGCAAACAAAGCTCACCATCGCTCAGATGGGCGCAGAGCAGTCGGCGCAACAAGCAGCACCGGCCATCGATCTCGGGCCTATTCAAGACGCTCTCTCGCAGTTGATGGAGCACGTCAACGCGCCTGTAGATATCGTCAGGGGGCCTGACGGACGCGCAGCAGGCATCCGCAAGGGCAACGTAGTCAAGTCAATCAATCGCGGTCCTGATGGCCGCGCAATGGGGGTTATGTAATGGCAACAGGCGACATGAAATGGTTTGTTCAGGGTCTGATCGACCTTGGAAACAAGATTCACGATCTCGACGGCGATGATTGGCGTATGGGGATCGTGACATCCGTCCCCGCCCCGACAAAAAGCACGTCGGCCCCACATTGGGGTGGAACTGGCTCAACAAACTTCGCCACGACGCAAGTGGGCACGGGCGGAACGAGCTACACCGGGCCAATTGTTCTCGCTGGCGAATCGTGGACCAATATTGCAGACGTTGCCACCTTCGGCGCGGATCAGATCGTGCTCGCTCAAGACGCTTCAGGCTTCACGAATGGGGCTTACGGGATCATCTACAACAACACCGACGCCAACAAACGCGCCATCGGCTTCATCGAGATTTCCTCGGCAGGCACGGCGTCTCTGGTGTCGGGTTCTCTGACGATCACGTTCAACAACGACGCCACCAGCGGCGCGGCGTTGACTCTGACGCAGAGTTAAGGGGCAATCATGTCTGGAATCTGGAATCGAGTAGTCGAGCGCGGCGAACTTGGCGACCCGTTAGGGTCTGCCACCATCGTGGCGGCTGTTTATCTTGTCACGCGAGGGATTTTCACCGCGACACAAGTGCGAGACGCTCTGAACGGCAAGTTGCAGAACCCGCTAACGGTGCAGGAGTTGGCAGACCTAAACACGATCCTGACGAACGCATCGACGGGATCGGCGACCGTCAAACTGGACTACATGCTGCGCATCGAGTCCCTGCTGGTGGCCGCAGAAGAAGGGTTCCTGGCCAACGAAGCAACCTTCCGCCAACAAGCAGGATTGCCATAACGCATGGCCCAGACGACAGCGGTCATCACGCAGTCGCTTCCGAATGCGACGGGCAGTGTTGACTTCACATCAAGTGGATTCGGCACGCCCACCGCTGCAATCATCTTGTATGGCGATGCGAACACCACCAACAATCCGCAAGCCAGTTCTGGCATAGGCGTCGGGTTCTGGGATGGGACCAATGTCCGCACGATGTCCGTGTGGGCGCAGGATGCGGCGGCGAATTCGACCACCAGGAGGCTCGCTCGAACTGATGTAGCGGTTGCACTGGTGAACAACACATCGTCGTGGCCGTGCAGCTACACGATCTCGAACATCACGGACGGTGTCCGCCTCACGCTTTCGACAGACAACACGACAGTTGACCGATACGCGACGGTCATACTGTTGAGCGGAGTCAGCGCAAAGGTTCTGTCTCTCACGACGAACCCGACAGTTGACACCGGGACCACGTCGGCAAGCCTTGGTTTTGCGCCCGATCTGCTCCTGACGACGTGCATCGGATTTACTGGACAGACGCCGAACAGCGGGACAACGCAAACCAGCACGGTGAATCTGTCGTTCGGCCTTGCGGCAAGCGATGGCACGCACCGAATGCAGGCGTGGGCGATCAACAACGCAACGACATCGGAACAGTGCGCGGCGTATTTCTCTGAAACGTATTGCGCCGGGCAGATCAGCACCGCTGCTGGCCTTGATTACGGCATTGAAATCACATCTTGGGCCGCAGACGACTTCACGGCGACCACTCGTGTCGCAGGCTCCAGCAGCGACCTGATCTACGTCCTTGCCCTGGGCGGCGCAGACCTGTCGTTTTTGGCGGGGACGATTACAACAGCGACTTCAACTGGCGCGGTTGATACAACGACCACGGGCATAGACCCGACTGCTGTTCTGCTGGGCATGACGGCAGTTGATACCGCAGCAACACTCAAGACGGATGCGCAGGCAAGTCCGTTTTCTATTGGGGCCGCAAGTTCGACAGTCAATGCAGGATTCGCAGCGGTTGATGAGGACGCGGCGGGGACAAGTAATGCAGAGGCTGCGTACAGCGCAACAAATGCGCTTTACATCCGCACATCGGCGGCAGGCACGGCAAGCGATCTGGTTGTCGCGGATGTCACCCCGGCAACCGGAAAGTTTACCGTCAATTACACGACGACCAGCGGCACCGCCCGTAAGGGTTGGTATCTGGCGTTTGGCGATCCTGCGGCAAGTGGGGTTTCAATTGTCGGAACTCCTGGAAATGCAGTTGCGGCAGGCACATCGGCAACCGTCAATCAGGCGCGGTCAGTAACAGGAACAACAGGCAACGCGGCAGCGGCGGGGGTCACTGCCACAGTAAACCAAGCCCGCACCGTTACGGGCGCAGTCGGAAACGCTGTCGCGGCTGGCGTTACAGCAACAGTCAACCGCGCCACGGCGATCACAGGAACAACCGGCAACGCAGTCGCTGCGGGTGTATCGGCAACGATCACGACAACGGGGGCGGTGGCTGTCACCGGAACACCGGGCAACGCGGTCGCGGCGGGTGTATCTGCGCGGATCAATCAAGCGCGTGCAATCACCGGGACAACCGGCAATGCAACGGCGGCAGGCGTCTCGGCAACGATCACGACGGCATCCGGCGTCACGATCACCGGGACTCCTGGCAATGCGGTTGCAGCGGGCGTTACAGCCACGTTCACGCGCAATGTGGCGATCACCGCAGGGCCGGGAAATGCGGTTGCGGCTGGTGTCGCGGCGACTGTCTCGAATGGTTCGGCAACGGCAGACGGTGAAGGCGGCGGTGGCGGTCGGATCAGGCGCGGCGTCAAGCCGAAGCGCAAGCCGAAGTTTCTGATCGAGGTTGACGGCAAATTTGTCGTTGTGGACTCGCCGGAAGAGGCTCGGCAGGTACTGAGCCCTAAACCTGTCAAGAAGGGCAAGAAGGCGGCAAAGAAGGCCGCTCCTGAGCCTTCTATCACTGCTCCTATCATCGATCTAGGGCGGGTGGAAGACTACGCTGATCTGATTGGGGAAATTGAGCAGTTCGAGGCTGCGATGCAATCCCGCCACTATCAACAGATTCTGGCGATGTTCGATCAAATGCAGGACGACGAAGACGTTGAACTGCTGCTTCTAGCACTCTAGGACACGCATGAAACTGATCGAAGAACAGACACGCGGGCAACGCGCTCAGATGCTGCTCGATAACGAACTGCTAACGGAAGCACTCGACGCCATCGAAGCGGAGGTTGTGACGATGTGGAGTGATTGCCCGTCCCGCGACACCGAAGGCAAAGAGGCACTTTGGCAGTTGATGAAGACATCGAAGAAGTTCCGTTCGATCCTCGTCGGCTACGTCAAGACGGGGCAACTGGCATCCGAGAACCTCAAGCGTTTCGAGGAGAAGAAAACACTTCGGCAGAGGTTCAACCTCGCCTGAAATCTAGGAGTTAGACAACCTCCATAGACAGCGCCGTCGGGCGCTTTTTTGTTGTCTGTAGCTGATGCGGCAACGTCGAGAGACGCCCCGCGGGAGAGTGGAACGATGGACACCAACCCAGAACAGGGAGTGACCGAAGACAGCCTGATGGACACGATGAACAAACTGGTTTTCTCTGACGAGAAACCGGCCATCGAGCCAGAGGAAACCGAAGACGAAACGCCGGAAGAGTCTGACGACGAACCCGAAGCGGAACTCAGCAATGAGCAACCCGCCGAAGATGACGAAGTCGATCTGGAAGGCGAGAAGTTCCGGGTTCCAAAGAAGGTAGCGGAAGCAATCCTCCGCCAAAAGGATTACACGCAGAAAACGCAGGAAGTCGCAGAACAGCGCCGATCCGTTGAGGATCGCCAGCAGTATCTCGAAGCCCGCGAATCGTTGATCAACGCATCGTTATCAGGCCTGAGTGAATTGCAGGCGCTGCAAAAGCAGGCAGCACAGTTCGACTCGGTTGACTGGAACTCGTTGATCACGGAAGACCCGCAGCAAGCCCTGAGATTGAGTCTCAGCCGACAGCATTTGCAACAGCAACTGTCAGCCAAGCAGACCGAACTTCAAGGCAAGGCACAGCAGTTCGAGCAACAACGTGTTCAGCACCTCGAAAGACAGATGGAACTCGGCAGGGCAGAACTGCAAAGGCGAGTCGGCAAGTTGTCCGAGAAGGACAGCAAGAACACCTATGACCAGGGCATCAAGCTCGGTTACACGCCGGAAGAAATGCAACGGACGGCGGATCCGAGATGGATGCACGCGCTTGTGAAAGCTGCCAAGTGGGATGCGCTCCAAACAGCCAAGCCCATGCAGAAGGCGAACGAGGCACCGAAGGCAAGTCGCCCGGTCGCTCCTACGCCCAAGCGTGTTCAAGAAAACCGCTCTGCCGCTGACCGTCTCAGGAAGACAGGTCGCGCAGAGGAACTCATCAATTTTCTCTAAGGATCAAAAATGACTCAGCCAACTTAATTTAGGTTGGCTCTAAATTCTTGGTGAACTGCTGGGAAGCCCTGAGAGCCTCAGACGCTACAACGTAGCTGGTAACGGCAAGCGTGAATGCTTGAAAAGTCTGAGGATTGGGTAATCAGCAGCCAAGGGTCCGGGAAACCGGATCAAGGTTCAACGACTACGGCAGTAGCCTAAAATAAGGCATGTCCGGGA